GTCTCCTGCGTCGTCCGAGGCGTGAACCTCGTCGGCGCGGAACGCATCGTCCAGCACCTCCGCGGCTCGTTCTGCGTGCTCGGCGTTCGGTCGATCGGTCAACTGGGGGGCCTCCGTGAGCGTGGCGGCTGCCTCGGCCGCGATCGCCTCAGCGTCCAAGCCGTGCTCCTCGCACCACTGCCACAGCCACTCGCCGTGCGAGTCGCCAGCCTGCGACGACAGGATCAGCCGGTCGGCGACCTCGTCAGCCTTCGCCGGGTCGACCTCGGCCAACGCCGCGAGGGCCACGTGCACGTCGTGCGCCCACAGCATCCCGTAGACGTTGACGTGGTAGCGGTCCGAAGCGGCGGGGTCGACGTTGCCAGCGTCGTCCATCGTCGGGCCGACGAGATCGACGCCGATGGCGGCGTTGCCGCAGCCGAACGCTGCGAGGTAGCGGAGCAGGTTCTCCGCCGTGTGCGGCACTCCGTTGCGGTCGGCGAAGGGGGAGATGCGGGCAACGCTTGGTGTGTCCATCTCAGATCAGGTCCTCTCGGGTCATCGTTCGGGGTCTCCGTTCAGCTCGCGTCGCTGGTCGAACTTGTGCCAGTAGACGAGGTCACGCACGTAGCCCTCGGTGCCGCCTCCGGTGTTGGTCTCCCAGCCACACGAGCAGCGCACGTCCCAGCCGAACGAGCTGCGGACCATGCCCGAGGTGGCCGGCATCCAGTCATCGGGATGGCCGGAGAAGCGGGCGAACCAGCGGATGCGGTGTCCCTCAACGGCGTTGGTGCGGCGGGGCTTCGTCATGCACGTCACCGTACAGCCTCGCTGCACACCTTGTCAAGCCTCGCCGTACATGCCAGACTCGACGCCATGACCCCGAAGAACTGCGACCCCGTCGGCGCCGACGACATCGCCGACCGCCTCGGCGTCCAACGCAACACCGTCCACCAGTGGCGCCAGCGCGGCGTCCTCCCCGACCCGCCATGGACCGTCTCCGGACGACCCGCGTGGAACTGGCCCGAGATCGCGAAGTGGGCGAAGGACACGGGCAGGCTCACGTAGGGTCTCCGTTCAGCTCGGGGTGGGCGCCGGCCGCGGGGGCGGGGGTCATGTGGTGGCTCCGTCCTCTCCCTGTTCAGGAGGCGGGGGGAACACGGCGGCGCTGGGCCACGCCCGCCACCACGCCTCATCGCGGGTCCAGCCGTGCGTCACGACATCGGCCAGGCCAACGTCGATCAGCACAGCGGCCGTGTCCTCCTGGTGGAGGTGCTGGTAGCAGAGGTGGAACCGCACCCCGCCAGGCGTGACGTGGTCCTCGGCGCCGAACCGCTGGCACTGCGGGGTGCCGCGCCTCCACCCCTGGCACTGTCCTCTCGTCGCTTCCATCACTGCCCCTCTCCTTGTGCAGGAGTGCCAGCCAGGGGGTGGTGCTCCCGGTGGTGGCACGTGGGGCACAGGTAGGCGAGGCCGGCGAGGTGGTGGTCGCACGCCGCGAGCCGGGTCCGCCCATCCTCCCTCTTCCCCTCGAGGTGGTGGACCTGGAACGTGGCCCGCCCCTTCTCGTTGCAGGGGGTCCCATCGGCCAGCACCCCCTCACACCTCCGCCCGCACCTCTTCTTCACCGTCTCCTTGGCCGACTTCCAGCTGTGGTTCGCCCAGAACTGGGTGCGGCATGCGGTGGAGCAGAAGCGTTGGGTGGCGGGGCAGCGGGCGCCGAGCCATCCGGTGCACCAGCGGCACAGGGTGGGGTCCTCGGTGGCCGCCCGCCAGTCCTGGGTGGGGGGGGCACCCAGCGGCGACCTCGTCGACCCGCTGGGCGAGGGTGGAGAGAGCGGGGGCCTTGGTGGTGGTCATGCGGCGTCACCGCGGCGCTGTGCCCGCTGCTGGCGCTGTTTCTCGACGATGGCGGCTCGGCAGGCGGCGCAGGTGGGTTCGCCGCGGTTGAGGTGGCGCTGGTAGGCGGCCGGGGTGCCGCAGGGCTTGAGGTGGCGGCCTCGGGGCTTGCTGATCCCCCGCTCCCGGCGGATCTGCCGCCTCTCCCGCTCGGACTTGCCGCCCCAGATGCCGAACTTCTCGCCATGCTCCAGGGCGTACTCCAGGCACTCCTCACGTACGGGACAGGTGGCGCACACGGCCTTCGCCTCCCGGGTGGCAGCACCCCGCTCGGGGAAGAAGAGGGCGGGGTCGACGCCCGTGCAGGCGGCGAAGGTCTGCCAGGCAGAGGGCTCCTCAGTGGGCCCCTCGTAGCCCGCCTCCACCGTCCCACCGGACGGGGGTGGGCCGGGGATCGCGGGCTGGGGGCCGTGGGCCTGCACGACGAGGGTGGGGTCGCCGACGACCCCGTCGAGCGGCGTGTCGAAGTGGTGCGTGTTCTGGATCTGGGCCATGGCGGTCAGACCTGTTCCCTTCGGACGGAGGTGGTGACCCGGGCGAGGGCCCGGATCAGCTGGCGGCGGCGACGCAAGGTGAGGAAGGTGCGGGTGGGCGGGTACCACGATTCGCGGGTGGGGTGGGGGCCGGTGGGGCAGCCGTGGTTGGCCTTCCACGTGTCCGGCACCTCGTTGCCCGTACCCCACGTGGTCATGCCGCTGGTGCCTCGGGCGAGGCGAGTTGCCGTTCGGGTCGGACCAGTTCGGCGAAGTCGGCGAGGGTCATCACCACGTAGCCCTCAGCAACGCCCTTCTGGCGGCGCTTGATGGCCGCCACCCCGTAGGTGGCACCGGCGTTCTCGGCCTCCACCTGGGCTTCCTTCACGGCCCCTGCGAGGTCGATGGCCTTGGTGGCCTTGCACTCGACGATGAAGAGGTCGCCGTCGCGGTCCTCGGCCTGGAGGTCGCCGACGTCCTTGCTGCCGCTTGGTGGCATGCGCCGGGTCCAGACGCCGGCTTCGTTCAGGTAGTCCTGCACGGCCCGTTCCCAGGCGGTGCCCTTGCGCTTCGACGGGTTCGCCATCAAGACCCCTCGTCCTTCGGCGCCGGTGCAGGGGGCGCCCCCACGGGCCCTGCGCAGCGGCACACCGCGTAGAGCGGACAGGCGGGGCAGGCGGGGGCAGAGGTGGTGGCGGTCACATCGGCTCCCCGACGATGACGAGCACGGCGATCCGAGCGGCCTGCTCGACCGTCATCCCCTCGCCGTCCATGCCGTGGACGTGGACCACGGTCCGGTTGCGGGCCAGCGCCCACTCCACCTCGGCATCGGCGCCAGCGGACTCGCCGGGCAGCCGGATCACGGCTTCGCACACGGCCAGCAGGCCAAGGTCCCGTTGCAGCCACTCCTCGTACGGGCGAGGTGACACGATGTCGGCCAGCAGGGAGAGGTGCGGGACGAGCGGGCAGCCGCCCGCATCCCACACGGCGTCGGCGGCGAGGATGGCCGCACGGGTGCCGTGCACGGGGTCCGACGAGTACGGCCCGGCGATGTAGATGATGGGTCGCACGCCGCCAGGCCTCATCCCCCGAACCCCACGGCGATCCCGTAGCCCACACCCAGCACCACCGCGGCGAGCGCCACCCCACCGAGGAGGATGAGAGCGGCCAGGACCAGGAGGTCGTCGTCCATCACGCGCCCTCCCTCTCCGAGCGCTGCCGCCACTCCTCGGTGAAGTCGACCTGCCAGCCCTCAGGCCACGCCGGGTCAGAGGTAGGGCGGATGCACATGGTCCCCTCCTCGATCCACCGCAGCCGCTCCTCCACCTTCAAGAACTCCGACGCGGTCAGCTGGGCCCACGACGTGGCCCGCCCCTTCGTGACGTCCACCGCGAGGGTGCGGCGGAGCAGGTCACGGTCGGTGAGGTTGAGGGTGGAGAGGGCCTTGGTGGCGGCGGCTTGGGCTCGCCGGTTCACCCGCTTGTACTCCGTGGGGTCCGAGGCAGAGAGGGGGAGCCCTTCCTGTTCGGGCTCGCCCTCCGAGGTGGCGGGGGGAGGTGCCACCTCGGAGGGTCCGCCTTCTTCCGGTGCCGGGGCAGTGGCACCGGAAGGCTTGGGGGCCTCAGCGGGGTCCGGCGGGTCGGGGTCCTCATCCCCACCATCCCCACCGTCGCTCGGCGGCTGCGCTTCCAGCCAGGCGAACACCGCGTCGAGCACCGGCCCGGGAACCATGTCGTCGAAGCGGGCCGCCTTGGGCTGGCCGGCAGCCTCGGCCCGGGCGTTGTACTCCTTGCGCACCGCCGGCCTCGACGGCGCCCGCTTCACGAAGAGGGCGAGCAGGTCGTCGAGGTCGACGTCGGACGAAGAGGAGGGTGGGGTGAACATGGCGTCGGTCTCAACCTCCGCACCTCCCCCAACAGCAGGGACCCCACCCTCCTCCACGATCTCCGCGTCCACCGGGGCAGAGCCCTTGCGGACTGACACCCCCGTCGCAGGGATCGGCTCCGCCGCATTCGCACGACGAGCCGGCCCCGCCGGCGCCACAGACACCTGATCCCGAATCGACCTCGCCGGCGGACCCTCAGCCAGAGCAGCAACCGGCACCGGCGTCAGGCCACCGTTCGGTGCGCCCTCCACGATCGGAGAGGCCAACGCCTGCAGCGCAGGCTGCCCGGCCGTCAGCTCGTTCATCTGCCCCTGCGGCTCGAGCACCGGCACCACGTACCGGCGGGTCGTCACCTTCCCCTTGTTGTCGGTGGTCTTGTCGGATCGCTCGTCCAACCAGAGGCGGCAGGGGATCAGCGCTCCAGGGGCGACCGAGCCGAGGATGTCGGTGACGGCGGGCAGTTCGACCGAGGCGTAGTGGCCGTGGGTCTCGATGCGCCACAGGCCGACACCGGGGAGCGCTGGGAGCAGGACGGAGAGGCGGGTGGTGGCCTTGCACGACCTGTTCTCTGGGTCGCAGTCGCAGGCCACGTCGCGCTTGACGTCCCACTGGGTGTCGCAGCGCTTCTGGCAGCCGCCGCCGGACCACTCCTCCATCCACTGGGAGAGCGCCATGTCCCCGGGCGGCAGGAGCACGTCGATCGACTTGGCGGGCGTGTACACCTCCCGTTGCGGGCCGTTCGGGCTCACCCAGTCGCGGGGCTCGCCACCCCACAGGTCGGCCACCGCGTCGATGGCCTCGCCGTCGGCGGACGTGAACCGGAACTGGTTCAGCTTCTTCGGGAAGCCTCGGCTGGGGTCCTTCTCGCCGATGCGGATGCGGCCCCGCTCGTGGAGGCGTCGTTGCAGGTCGAGGATGGGCATGGTCAGGCCGCCTCCCCGAACGGTTCGGGCCCCGGGTCGAACAGGGCCAGGTCGGGTGGGCCGCCGACGGGGGGCTGCAACGGTTCGCCGATGACCGTCTTGGACAGCTCGAACTGCCAGCGGGCTGCTTCGGTGACGTGGAGGTACCGCTCGAACACGTCTTCGTCGCAGACGATCGGGTACGCCTCGCAGTGCCCCGGGGTGATGTGGATGCACACCCCGCCTTCCACCTCAGGGACAGGGACGGCGGCTGCCTGCTCGGCGGGGGAGAGGAGGTAGTAGCGGCGCCGGTAGTGCTCCATCCGCCGGGGCCGCCACACCGCGGCCAGGTCGGCGTACCGGTACGCGGCCAGCTGCAACGCCACCTCCGGGTACGGGGTGGTCGGCTTGCCCTTCCCGTCCACCGACTTCCGGGTGGTCTTGTAGTCGCAGATCAGCGGCACGCCGTCCAGCGTGAGAAAGGCGTCGCAGGTGCCGGCGTACCCGTAGGTGGGGGAGTACACGGCCACCTCGGTCGCCTGGTAGGACGGCTGGAACGTCTGCGCCCACTGGTCGAACTGGTTGAGGAACGGCTGCACCTCGTCGTCCACGTCGGGCTTGATGCCGGTGAGGGCGTACTGCTCGCAGGCTTCGTGGACCGCGGTGCCCAGCTCGGCGGCTGTGCGGACGTTCTTCCCGGTGCGGAAGCGGGCCTTGGAGAGCCATTCAACGGCGTCGTCGGGGTTCTTCTTGGCGAGGGCCTGGACCTGTTCGAGGTCTTCGACGGCGGCCTTGGCGGTTTCGGTGGCGGCCCAGTAGACGAGGGCGGGCTTGTCGAGGGCGCCGATGATGGTGGTGACGGACCAGCAGCGGAGGTCGTCGTCTTGGGCCTTCTGCTTGTCGAGGGGTGCTTGGCCGAGGGTGGTGGTGTCGGACGGTGGGGTGGGGCTCATGCGGCCTTGCTCCTGGTGTCGGGGATGGCGCGGCGGACGTTGTCGTCGGGGAGGCCGACGACGTACGGGCCGGACGGCTTCTCGGCGACCATGACGACCCAGCCGTGGCGGAAGGTGGAGGCCGCAGTGAGGACGGTCATCCACGTGTCGGTGACGGGGCTGCGGGACTCGTGCTGGATCTGGTCGCCGGGCTGCAGGTCCCGGATGTGGGACCAGTCCCACGGGGGCGGGGCGGGGGTGGGAGCCGCCATCAGGCCACCTCGGCGATCCAGCCGACGAGGAGCGCCATGCCGATTGCGAACAACGAGACCATCGCCGCGGCCACCAGCCGCACGGCCGTGGGGCGCTCCTCGTCGGGCTTCAGGTACATGAACAGGGTGGCGGCTGCCATGAGGCCGACGGCAGGCCAGACGCCCAGAGGGGCGAAGCCTGTGACGGGGACGACGTGCCAGCGCCACAAGATCGTCAGCACCCACCCTCGGAGAACGCTGAGCGGGAAGCCCACGAGCAGAGCGACGGCGAGCGTGACGCCGAACCCGACCTCGTGCTGTGGGGGCGCGATGCGAGGAGATGCGGACATGACGTGCTCCTACGTGTTGGCTGCGGATGGGGCGTCCGAGCCCGCCGGAGCGTGCGCACCACCACGGGCGGCACCTCCAGCGGGGAGGTTCAGGAAGGGAGCGGCGTGGCCGCCACCCACCTCCCCGTTCCCCTCGGTCTCGGACGCCTTCCCCTGCCGCTCGCGGGGGCACGTTGCGGCGGGGGAGATCTGGGTGGAGGCGGTGCGGGTGCACCGGCCTGCGTGGAGGAGGGTGAGGCTCATCACGTCTTCGGCGGTACCGGAGCAGCCGAAGCGACGGCACGGGCAGGAGAACGTGTGGAGATCGGCCAGGGGGACGTTCTTCACGAGGGCGGTGGGGGCCATGGTCATGGAGGTCATCCGCTTGCCCTCATCTGTCCCGCGACTCGCTGTGACACGCGCCGTGCGCCACGGCGGGTCAGTGTCCGTCCACGCTCCACCGCGTTCGCCCCGTCGCGACGACCGGTCGCCTCCCAGCGCCAGATGAAGCGGCCCTTGTAGTGGCGCAGGGTCACCCACACGAAGCCCGCCATCACGCGGCCTCGCCACTGTCGTCGCGCTCGGCGATGATCCGCTCGATGGCGTCGGAGGGGATGCGCCGGTGGCGGCCGGGGGTGCGGTGCGAGGGGATCTGTCCGCTGTCGCAAGCGGCGGCCACGGTGTCGACGGACCAGCCGAGTCGGGCGGCGGCCTCGCCGGTGGTGAGCAGCTCTGAGGGCACGGAGCCCGTTCTACTGCATGTGCCGGGTTTCCGTCAAGTGCGGACTTCCCACGTTCCCCTTGGTATCCGGGGCTTGCGGACTTTGCGGACCTTGTGCAAGGGTAGAACCTGTTCCAGACAGGGCGACCCCAACCCCCCTCACCACCACAAGGAGACCCACCCCGCCATGCCTGCCAAGCGTCCCCCCGCCGAGGTCCGACCCCTCACCCCCGACGACCTCATGCCCACCTTCGGCGACCGCATCGCCAAGGTCCGCCGCGTCACCGGCCTCAACCAGACTGACATCGCCGACATGTGCGACGTCAGCCGAGACGCCGTCGCCAACTGGGAGGCAGGCAAGACCAGCCCACCCCGCACCAAGCTCTTCGCCTACGCGCAGGCCATCGCGAAGGGCACCGGCGCCCCCGTCGGCTACCTGCTCGACGCCCCCGACGAGGTGGTCAACGTCCTCGCCAGGAGGGATCGCGCTTCTCGATGGAAGTGCGACGGATGCGGCGGCACGGTCCCCGGTGGCTGCAAGTGCCCCGGTCCGATGGCCGGCGCCTCGACCCCCTCTGCGCCGTTCCATCCGCCCACCTCGGGCCTCACCCTCGACCCGGCGCTCGTCCCCGTCTGAGCGTGGACACCGCACCGCCACCCGCCGTCGACCTGTCGGCTACCTTGGCCTCCTCCCCGAGAACCGGCGGGCCCGGGGAGGAGGGCGAGAGTCAGCATGTGCAAGGGGCAGGGATGGGGACCGCCGGCGCGGAGATGTCGCTCCTCGAGCGTTTTGAGCAGTGGGAGCGGCGCCGCAACCTGTCCCGCCGCACGATCGTCGCCCGGCACCGTCGCCTCACCGCGTTGGAGGCCCACGTCGGCGGGGACCTCTTCGATGCCGACGCCGAGCAGGTCGAAGCGTGGCTCGACTCGGCGCACCGGCCCCTCACCCCGCCGTCGCGGTACACCTACATCTCGGAGGTGAACGCCTTCTACCAGTGGGCAGTGCGTGAGGGCTACCTGCTCACGAACCCGTGCGACCGGGTGGTGCGGCCCCGGCTTCCGCTGCGCACGCCGCGGCCGCTGTCGATGGACGCCGTGCATGCCATGCTCGCCGCGGCGTCACGGCGGGACGCGGTGTGGGTCGCCCTCGGCGCCTTTGCCGGGTTCCGGGTGTCGGAGATGGCGCACCTGCAGGTCCCGGAGGTCGACTTCGTCCGGGAGAAGCTGCTGGTGCTCGGCGCGAAGGGCAACAAGGACGGGGTGGTGCCGTTGCATCCGTTGGTGGCGGAGCGGCTGCGGATGTTGCCGGTGCCGCGGTCGGGGTTGGTGACGCCGCGGGAGCGGGGTGGGGCGTACAACCCGGCGACGGTGGGCATGTACCTGTCGCGGCTGATGGATCGCTGTGGGGTGGATGGGACGCCGCACCAGCTGCGGCACTTCTTCGTGACCGAGGTGGTGGAGGCGTCGGGTGGGGATCTGCTGGTGGGCAAGGAGGCGGCTCGGCATGCGTCGATCACCACGACCGCGGGGTACGCGGCGCATTCGCGGGGTCGTCTTGATGAGGCGGTGCGGTCGATCGGGGAGGGTGCTCGGGGGCGGTGCTGTCCGTCGTGCGGTAGCGTCCTGCGGTCCTGACGGGCGTGGGGTCCGCAGGAGTGGGGGAGTGGGGTGAGACTCGTGGGGGCTGGTGCACAGCAGGGCCCGGGGTTGGGCCGGGTGGCGAAGGTGGTGCTCGCTGTCGGTCTGACCGTCGGGAACGTGGCGGTGGTCATCCTGGCGGTCGCCCGCTTCGCCGAGGGTGACGTGATCGTCGGCCTGGGCTGGCTGATCGCCGGTGCCGGGGCGGTGGCCTTGCTGTCCGTCGCTGCGGCGACGGTGGTGGAGACGGTGGTCAGCCGGGGGCGGTGAAGGTTGAGCGGGCGGCGGTGACCCGTTCGGCTGGGATGCCGCACACGGCAGCGATGGCGTCGTCGGGGATGTCGCGGCGTTCCTCGGGCTCAACGAGCAGGAGGGCGACGGTGCACTCAATGGCGGTCAGGTTCCCTTCGACGTCTCCGGAGGTGGCCGGGGGGTCGGCGTCCACCTGGACGATCGCGAAGATGATGGCGCCGGTGAGGGCGACCATCGCTATGAGCAAGAGGAAGACGTCGGAGCGCTTCATCGGCTCCCCCATCGCCGTTCAGAAGGGGGGTGCGAAGCCGAGGAGGGCCTGGCCGGCGATGGCGCCGACGAGGGCGACGATGATGGCGCCGGCCACCGCGAAGAGGGCCATCGTGCGGGCCGTGTCCGACGCCTTGCGCTCCCGCTCGGCCTGCTCGCGTGAGAGGCGGTCCGCTCGGAGTTCGTCGCGCAGTGCCCGCAGCTCGTTGCGGACGCCGTCGAGGGCGTAGGCGAGGTGGAGGTCGGCGGGGGTCGCGTCGGGGTGCTCCAGTCGGAGTTGCGCTGCGGTTCTGCCGTTGTCGTCACCCACTGCTGCTCCGTTCTCCGCCGATGGGGGTGGTGGGTGGTCAGGCCGCGTCGTCGGTGACGGTGGCCTCGACGTTGCGCACCCGCTCGTACAGGTCGCCGATGAACCCGGCGAAGCCGGTGTGGCCGCGGGGGATCATGCGGTTGAGGGCGAGTTCGGTGCCCTTCTTGGCGTCGAGGGTGATGGCGAGGTGGTCTGCTGCGGACAGGGGCATGTCGGTTCCTCCGGTGGTGTAGGCGGGTCGGCCGTAGCCGACGATCCCGCTGGATCGGGTGTGGCGGAGAACGGAGCCCCCGGTGCGGGACCCAGCGGCGTTGGTGTTGCCTTCGATGGTGGCGATGCGCCCGCCGCCGAGGACGGCGACGACGATGCCGACGTGGGAGATCCGGTTGACGCCGTCGCCGGGGAAGTCGAAGAAGACGACGTCGCCGACCTGGGGGCTGGTGGTGTGCCAGCGGCCGGCGGAGCGGAACCAGTTGGCGCCGGTGGGCGTGTACGCGAACCCCTTGGACGTGGTGGCCGGGAGCGGGAGGCCGGCGTCGGCGAAGACGCGGGACACGAACATGGCGCACCACGGGCCGACCATGCCGTACCAGTCGGTGATGCCGGGCACCCGGTTGGAGTAGGCGGGCTGCTCGGCGGTGCCGATCCAGCGCTCGGCCTGGGCGATGACGTCGCCAGGGGTGGTCATGCGTCGTCCTCGGGCTTGGGGGTCTCCTCCACCAGCTGGGCTTCGGCGAGCAGTACGGCGGCTTCGACGTCGAGGTCGGTGTGCTCGGCGAGGGCGTTCGCGGAGCGGGGCGACCACACGCCGGCGATGTCGCGCAGGCGCGGGACCTGCGCGACGAGGCGGATGACGACGGCGCCGAGGGCGGGGAGCAGGACGTTCGGGTCGAGGCCGCCCTGAGCGGCTTCCCAGATGCCGAGGGCGGCGAGGTAGAAGGCGGACAGGACGAGGATCGGTTCGGCTTCGAGCGCCCGGGCAACGATGGCTGCGGTTGCGGCGAGGCGGGCTCGGATCGATGCGACGAGCGTGTTCATCTCAGCGGTGCTCCTTGGGGTTGGGGTAGGTTGCGCGGGCTGGGTGGGGTAGGGGCCAGCGTCCGCCGCATGGACCCGTGCCCCTCGACGTTCCGTGGCCACCCCTAAGGTGCGGGAGCCCCACCCGGCGCCCCATCACGTGAAGGCGTCGTCGAAGACGACCCAGACGATGGCGTTGCCGTTGGTGGACGGCGAGAACGACGACGGCGTGAGCACCACGGAGATGAGGTCTCCGGCGACGAAGGGGTCCGCGGGGGCCTGCAGAGTGTGGTCGTTGGTCGTGTTCGACCCGTCGATGGCGGCGGTGACCCCGGTGGCGCCAGCGTTGATGTGGACCTCGCCGGTGATCGACCCGGACACCCGGGTGTCGTTCACCTGCATGGTGAGGCCGACGATCTTCCCCGACCTCGGGGCGTACCACTGGGTGCCCTTGTCGGCCAGCAGGGCCAAGGTGGAGATCTGGGTGAACGTGAACACCAGCGGGATCTCCACGCCCTTCACCAGCACCCGCCGCACCGCAGCGTTCGCCTCCGCCAGATCACTGGCGGTCGCCACATGCTCCAACGTCGTCCCCTCGGCATGCGTCGCAGCAGAGGTCCCATCTTCACCACGATCCGACACGTCATCGAGGGTCAGCGTGTTCCCCGACCGCGACGCCACCAACACCTTCTCCTCCACCGACGTCGCACGGCCCAACACCACCCAGAACCGGCCGTTGGCCCCACCCGTCGGCCAGCCGGTGAGGTCATCACCCGTGATGGAGGTCGCGCTGGAGGACGTGGACCCGGACGTGCGCGCCAACGGCGCCGTCCCCACATACTCGATCTTCTCGAACGCCACATGAGACACCGCTACGACACCACCTTCAGCCGAGTGACCAAGGTCCCGCTCACATCACGCTGCGGACCCTCCTGAACGAACTGGTGCGGCACCCACTGGAAGTCCGACACCACCACCGACCACCGCCGGCCCGCCTCCTGATAGGTGACCAGCCGACGATCACGGCGCAGCCCCTCGATCAGCTCACGCTCCACCGCCGGGAAGCAGCGCACCTGACCGTCACCCACAGACAGCGTCTCGGCCAGCAGCAGCGGCACGGTGATGTACTCCACCGTCCGCGTCGTCGGCTCCGCCTCGAGGACCACTGCCTGCACTGTCGGCCCCACCGTGTCATCCACGGCGTCGGGGAACAGGTACACCACCCACTCGAAGGACTTGCCGCGGGCCTCACCGGCGAGGAACCGGGCATCGGACGTCGACGCCGTGTTCAGCTCGACCTCGGTGCCGCCATCGACCGCGAGGCTTACCCGGTGCGTGCCACCGTCGACCGACTGGTGGTGGACGGTGAGGAACATGGCCACCTTGTCGTCGGGCAGCCGGAAGTCGATCTGGCCGGAACGGACGAACCCGAGTTGGGTGAGCGTCCCGGTCCCGTCCTCGGTGTAGAAGCCCTCACCGGAGACGGCGAACACGCGGCGACCGGCGAAGGTGGCCACGTCGGTGACCGCCCCATCGACGTCGGTCATCAGGTCGGTGGCGTAGGCGGGGGCGAGGTTGTCCGCCGAGGCGAAGTCCTCCAAGGAGAGGCGGCCGAGGCCGGACATCGGCGTCGGCGGCTGGCCCGGGATCCCCGGGTCGTGGTCCTCCCACCCGAACCACACGTGCGGGCCCTGTCCTTCGAAGCACCGCACTGCGGAGCCCGTCTCCAGCAGCGCACCGATGGTGAGGTCCCCGCCACTGCTGCTGGTCGCGAACCTCACCCCCTCGTCGGTGCCGAGGAGCACGAAGCCCAGGTAGGTCGAGATGGAGCGGATGATCTCACCGTCGGGGAGCTCACCGGCGACGATGGGGGCGTCGAGGCCGGTGCCGTCGTCCTTGAGCGGCACCTTGTAGATCAGCGACTTGTCGCCCGAGAACCCGGCGGCGTAGATGTGCTGGCTGGTGGGGCCTCCGGCGAAGCCGACCCAGGTGAAGGCGGAGTCGGGGTGGGTGAAGAGTTCGGTGGGCGCGGCGTAGGGGATGCCGCCGCCGCCCATGTCGTCGACCACGTTGTAGATGGAGGCGCCGGCCGACGCCATGACCCGGCCCTTCACGTAGCCGAGGGTGGCGGGGACGAGCGACGACCACTTCTCGGCGGCGGAGGTGCCGGTGTTGGTCCGGTAGATGCCGTCCGAGCAGCCGATGAGGACCCGGAACCCGGTGGACACGAGCGCGGTGACCGCGCTGGCGTGCGTCGAGGTGACGGTGGTGACCGACCCGCCGAGGGCGGTGACGAACTTGGTGGCCTGGCCCTCGCAGAAGTAGAGGCGGGCCCCCGCGACGGCCAGGCGCAGGTTGGTGTCGGCGGAGTCCTCCCACTCTTCGGTGGCGGGCAGGAGGCCGATCTGGCCTTCGGTCCACACGTCGATGCCGAACGAGGTGCGGAACCGGCGAGCGGAGGAGGTGGCCCGGTCGCGGTAGGTCTGCCCGGCGCCGCCCTGCCAGTCGTCCTGGGTGCGCCGCCACAACGACTCGGGGTTGAGGGACTGGTCCGACGGTGCGTCACTGCTGTCGGCCTGCTGGCGGAGGAGAGGGACGGACTCGTGGCCCCACTCGCTGTTGGCCGTGTCGATCAGGTACGGGCGCCCCGCGAGCGCGCACGGGTACCGGCCCGGGACCTCTGAGGAGGTCGACGTGCCCTCGTAGAACGGGGCGTCGAGGAGGAGTGTGAGGCCCACAGGTCAGACCGTCGTGGTGGTGCGTCGGCGGGGCGGGTACAGGCGCAACAGCGCCTTCTGCTCCTCCATCACCCGCCGCTCGTACACCGCGAGGAGGCCCCTGACGGACTGCAGCTGCGAACCGGTGGGCGCCTCCTCGGAGCGGCGCGTGTCGCCCTGGGATTCGGTGAAGTTCCGCTTCACCTCACGAGGGGCGACGAGGCGGATCGCCGCGCCGACCTGCAGCAGGTCATCCGCGGTGGTGGGTAGACCGCACACCGCCTGCAGGTCGGTGTCACCGTCCACGATCGCCGCGAAGGGGGCCTTGTACCGGACCCGGATCGTGCGGCCGGCCTCGCCCTGGTCCCGCAAGATGAGGGCCGTGCCCGACGCGAACGACGTGGTGGGCATGTCTCGGGCCACCGTCCACGAGTCGAGGATCGGCCAGTCCTGCTCCGGGCCCGACGTCTGCGCCCGCACCTCGTAGATGGAGGTCAGGTCCGACACGCCGGTGAGGTCGTAGCCCATCACCGACGGGTCATACGTCAGGTCCACCGTGCGCATGCGGAACAGGCCCGCCGAGACGAGAGCGGCCAGCTCGTCCTTGATGGCGCTGAAGACGCGGGAGGGGGTGAAGATGGAGTTGACGATGACGGTGGCCCCCGCGGCGTGGGCTACGGCGGTGGTGCCGAAGTCGCCGCGCTGGACCTCCGCGGTCTTCGCTCCGGCGGAGGCTTCCCACACCCCCATGTCCTCGTAGCCGAGGGAGATGCGGGCGTTGGTGGCGATGGCGCCGAGGTCGAAGTCGAAGGAGAGGCTCGTGTCGTCAGTGTCGATGCTGGAGGTGAGCCGGTTGCGCTGCTCGCGGTGCCCGGCGAGGAGGTGGTCCTGGCGGGTCCGCTCGACAGCGACGGCGACAGTGGTCATCAGGCGTGGGCCTCCGCTCGGCGCAGGATCTCCTTGGCGACGAGGCAGGCATCGGCCTCGCCCATCTCGCACACGAGATCCGACGTCCGCCGCTGCAGTGACCCAGACAGCGGCTCAGACGTGAGCGCCAGGCTCCTGCCGTTGCGCACACCCGCATCGAACGCATCTCGGATGCGGTCAGGGCGCTCGTAGCGGCGTCCCCGCACGGCCACCGCGATGAGGGGGGCGAAGAAGCCGACGGCGACCAGCGCAACCACCACGTCCTCGCTCATGCCATCGTCCCTTCGGGCAGCCGGCTGCGGTTGTGGCCGTGGATCCGGTACTGCCACGTCACCTCCGGGACCGCCTTGAACTTGGCGCCGGCGGCGGCCAGGTTCTTCCAGAGTTCGTGGTCATAGGCGTGCACCGCTGGGAACCCGCCCACCCGGTTGAACCACTCCAGGCGGACCATCGCGGTGATCGGCACCGTGCACCGCGACGCCAGCGCCTCCTCGTCGAAGTGGGTGGGCAGCGTGTCGTAGGGGCAGAACGCCGAGCCGACCACCTCACAGCCCGAGTAGACGACATCCACATCCGGCCCCGTCGCCGCACCCAGGGTCTCGAGGTGCTCCGGGAAGAGGAGGTCGTCGTCGTCGAGGAAGGTGACCCACTCGACGCAGCAGCCGACGGTGCGGGCGAGCCGGTTGTAGACCGTGGCGGCGCCCTCATGGGCGTGGTCGACGCCGATGTGGTGGAACTTCGGCTGGACGGTCTGCTCGGCGACCGACTCGATCGCCTGGCTGAGCATGTGGGCGCGGGTCGGGATGGAGGCGGTGAGGAGGGCGACGCGGGGGCTCATACTGCGGCCTCCATGACCTTCTCGTTGCAGCCGGGGCGCCCGCAGGAGCGAGTGCGGCACGCAGTCACCTCCGACTGAGGAACGTGCACGATGTCCACCCGACACCAGCACTCGACGGCCAGGTGGTCCTTCGGCGTCGTCATGAGCCGATGGGTGGGGCTCGTGCTCGTGCTCGTGCTTCGCTTGTACCGCTGGTAGTTCAAGAACGGGACCCGGCAGCACTCCCCCCGGCACTTGTTGTTCGTGTACCCGCCGAGCGTCCCGTGTCGGGGGTCGCCGTCACCTGGCTGGATGACGTTCCGCTTCCGCGCGGTCATGCGGCCTCCCCAGCGCCTTCGTTGACGCGGATCATGTCGTCGATCCGTTCACCCATCCGCCGCTCCACCGGCTTGTACGACTCCACCGCGGCGATGAACCGGTCCGCGTCGAACCCCCGGCACAGGGGGGCGGACTCGAACACCACCGGGTGCTCGCCGGGCCGCATCGGGAGGTGCCGCACCTTGTAGCAGCCGGTGACGTGGCCCACCATCTCCGCCACCTCCAGCACCGTGTGGGAGGTCCCCGACGCGGCGTCGAGGATGGCGCCGTCGAACGGGTTGTTGCCGACGGCCTCGGTGAACAGTCCCTCCACTGCCCCCACCAGCAGACCAGCCACGTCATCCACGTGCACCAGGTCCACCGTCTGCGAACCGTCACCCCACACCGGCATCGGGAGCCCAGCCCACGAACGAGACGCGAACGTCGGCACGATCTTCTGCGGATGCCCCGGCGTCCCATCACCCACCGCCTGCCCCGGCCCGTACACGTTGAACGCCCGTACGTGCGCCACCCGCAGGCCACGATGACGGCGCCACGCCTCCGCCAGATCAAGGGCGCACCGCTTCGTCGCCGAGTACACATTTGCCCACACCTGCGGCATCGTGATCCCCACGTAGGCCGCCCCCAGCCGCTCGCACTCGGTGAGCACATGAGCAGTGCCGCCCACGTTCACGTCGACCGCCCGATGCGGGTCATCGAACAGCTCGGAGGTGCCGAGCACACCGGCGAGGTGGATCACCGCGTCGCACTGGTCGAGGGGGTGCATGCGCACGTCGCGGACCTTCCAGCCCGGCGGGGGGTGCTGGTCGAACGGGAGCACCTGGTGGCCGCGGCCCTCCAGGGCACGGACGGTGGCCCGGCCGAGGAACCCGGACGAACCAGTGACGAGGACGGTGGAGCCCATTACGCCCCCACCTCCCCTTCGGCGAGGATCTCGTCCGCTCGGGTCACACCGGACCCCAACCGCTGACCACAGGCCCGACACCACGACCGGTGCGCCCGGTAGTCCTCCAGACGCGCCACCTGCGACTCCAGCAGCCCCGTACCCGCACCGTCCTTCGGCTCCAGGCACGACAGGTCCAGCTTCCCCGACTCGAACAGCACCCGCTTCACGTCCGCGGTCTCCCAGTAGTCCTGCCCCGGGACCATCTGCATGGCCCGGCCGGCCACCTCGAAGTCCACCTCACGGTGCACCCTCACCAGGAACAGCTCGGACTCGGGCTCGAACCACGAGCCGTCCCCCTGGTAGGGGGCCTGCAGGGCGTCGGCGCCGACCGCGTCGATGAACCGGCGGGCGGTGTCGTCCCACGTCCAGCCGGCGGCCACCTCCTTCGCAGAGTGCTCGGCGTGGGCTTGCGCCTGCCCGTAGTTCTCGTAGACCCACCGCATCTGGTCCACCAGGTCGTCCACGTCCGGTTCCCACCAGCACATGTCCGGGTGGTTGCCGTAGATGAAGTAGTCGGCGGGCACCTTCGTCGAGTCGATGCCGTAGCCGAGATGGGCGAAGTCGGCGTGGCCGTGGGCATCGGTCAGGATCGTCGGGAGACCCTGCGCGATCGCCTGCAACGGCTGCAACCCGAACCCCTCGCCACGAGACGGCTGCACGTAGCAGTGCGCGGCGGCGTAGAGGGCCACCTCCTCCTCGGCAGAAACGTGACCCTGCACGCACTCCATCCGGTCCGTCAGGTGCAGCGTCTGGCCAGTCTCCGCCGGCCGGCCGTCGGCCCCCACCTTCATCATCCCGCGAGGCGACTTGAACGTCATGTACGGCACCGGGCCATCACCCCAGGACCCTTCGGGGAACGCGGCCAGGAACGCCTTGTGGGCCACGTCCTGGCCCTTGCGCGACCCGGACCCGCCGTGCAGGAACCGGAAGTAGCGACCCAGCGGCGGCCGCGGCGTGAACCCCCACCGGTTCGGGTCGACGCCCAAGGGCACCGTCACCACGTTCGGGTGGTGCTGCGCGAACAGCACCCGGTTCTGCTCGCAGGGCACGACCACCGTGTCGAAGGCGTGCAGGTTCTCCCGGAACGACTCGGGCACGTAGTCGGTCTCGAACATGGTGAAGATCACCGCCCGCTGCCCCTCCCGCCACCCCGCCGCATGGGTGGGCACCGACACCCACGCCACGACGCCGGTGTCCTTCGTCGGCCCGTCCGGCGCTGGGGCAGACCGTGGTCCGGGTCGCGCCTGGGTCAGCATCTCCTCGAGGACGGTCGGGTCGGCCTCCGGCCGGTGCTGACGGTCGTAGACGGTGACGCCGGCCCGGGTGAGCGCTGCGGCGAGCTCGACGCCGAGGCGGCCGTAGCCGATGGTCGGGTCGTGCACGTACAGCAGGCTGATCTCGCCTCGGTCGTCCATCCCATGCTCCTCGGAGAAGTCGGCACTTGCCGTGTTCACGGTACCTGTCTGCCTTCTACCTGGGCGGGACTGGCGGCCGTCGCTTCGGCCCGGGCGGCACCATCGATGCGCGGCGGGCGGAGCCCTTCGGCTCGGAGACGCCGGTAGGCGGGGATGTCGCGGCTCCAGCGCTTCTCGCGGTGCACGGTGCGGAAGGCCTGCTGGCCGCCCGTGCGGGTGGGCGTGTCGGAGGGCAGTCCAATGGTGACCCCGCGCACGTGCTCCTTCCACGTCCGGCACCGGCACGGACCGTTGCAGGCAGCCACCTACAGCACCGCCCCGAGGGCAGCGACTTCGGCGTCGTCGAGCGCCCGGTCGTAGATGATGGCGGCCTCCGTGTAGCAGTTGTCTCCGCCCACGAGGACCGTCGCCGAGGGCGACACCGCTCCCAACGCCGAAGCGTCGACCGCCGCACCGACCTGCACGCCGTCCACGTACACGCGCAGCTCGTCGGCGGCCCGGTCGAGCACGGCCACGTGCACCACGTCGTCGGTGGTGAGGCTGCCGAACGTGGCGGAGACGGCGTTCGAGCCGTCGTTGAGCACGAACGAGTTGGGCAAGGAGAAGCCGGGGGCGTGGATGAACGCCCATCCGGGGGCCGAGCCGACGTTGCGGCCGAAGCGCACGAAGGCCGGGCCGATGAGACGGCCCCGCCAAGCGAAGGTGGCCGAGTCTTCGGCGCCGATGTCGAACCGGGCGTCGCTGGCGAAGGCGTGCGCCGCGTTCAACGTGCCCACCCACGTCAGCCGTGAGGGCGCACCGGTCACCGCTCCACCGGTCGTGTGTGCCGCCCACCCCGTGGTGTCCGCAGCGTCGAAGGTGTAGAGCGGGTCGCCGTCGATGCCGTCGAGAACGTCCACCGTGTAGAGGGCGAGCAGACCCGTGCTCGCTGGGCCGACCAGCACAGCCGACGCGTTCGGCGGCTCGTCGAAGGCGACCACGCCCAGGGTCTCGGTGAAGACCTCCACGTCGTTCGCGTACAGGGTGACGACCCCGGTGGCCGCGACGATCGTCAGCCGGTAGTCCTCGACGGCCAGACCGTCGGCCCACTGGCCGAGATCCACGTCGGCCTCGGGGTCCCACTGGTTCGGCGTCGAGACCGATGAGTCCCAGTCGTAGCCGGCCCCGATCCCGCCGTCGTCGCGCAGCAGCATCGCCGACTCGCCCCAGTCGGTCACCCCGCCGTCCCCGGCGTTCGGGATGTTGAACGTCTCCGCCCAGTGGGTCAGGTCGTCGTTGTCGTGGTGGGGCAGCACGGCGCAACGCCAGCGCACGTCCACGTCGCTCATCCACACACCCGTCGCCGTGCCCCCGGTGAGCGCCATCCGACCGATGAGCGCCGAGCCAGCGAAGGACGTGGACGTGAGGATCTTCGGGTTCGGCTCCGGTGGCGTCGAGCCCGCGCCGCCGGTCAGGTCGCGCATCTGCGCACCGCCACCGTTGCGGCGAGCGTCCACCCGCCACACCGCCTCCGCCAACAGCGGATCCACGTCCACGATCGACGACAACGCACCCGCCGCATCCAACCCCGGCTCACCGCCCAGCAGGAACGCCAGCAGCTGGCACACGCCGTTCAGCTCCAGCCCAACGACACCCGCCTTCACGTTCAGCGCCCCGACGACCTCCAGGCCCTCGGTCCCAGCCCACACGTTCGCCGCACCAGCAGCCTCCAGCCCCGAGGTCCCGGCCAGCCGGTTCAGCGACTCCACGATCTCAGCCACCGGAGTCCACCACCTCGTACCCGGCCGCCTCGAGAACCACCTGCTGAGCCTCGGTCACCTCGTAGGGACCATGGCCGCCGTAGAACGTCGCCGACGCATCCGCCACCCTCATCGGCTGCACCTCAGTGGCCACGCCACCCACGATCCACACGTTCACCCCACGAGAAGGCCCACGGAAGTGCCGCATCAGCCGCACCGCCGGATCGGACGACAGACGCCGGGCCTGACCAGCAGGCACCGACGGCGTGCGATCATCCGACGGCGGCGTGAACAGCAGAACCACAAGCCACCTCCACCCATGCAGAGAAGGGGACCCCGGACCGGCGGAGCATGGGGGAGCCGCCGGCCCGGGGGAACCTCAGAGCCGATCAGGGGGCGTTGTCACCGATCGACGCCGCCGACTCCACCCGCCACAGCGACTGCTCACGGAACCGGTCGTAGCCGCCCAGCCAGTACCAGCCCAGCGGGTGGAAGCGCTTCAGCTTGTCGGTCACCGGACCGACCACGACCTTCGCGGTCGGCGCCGACCGCGAGGACGAGTACGCCTTGGCCAGCGCCTGGCGGCCCACGAACAGCGTGGCGTACACGTCGGTCAGCGTGGTGGACGAGCCGGCGTCGGCGAACACGGGGGCCCGAGGCGTCTCCACGAAGCGGAACCCCTCGAAGGAGCCCACCTCGCCCATCCAGATCTCGTCGGGCTTCGAGTACGTGTGCGGGTCCCGCCACGCAGCGGCACCCGTCTCCTCACGGAGATCCACGGCCACGTCCGGGTCGATGAACGAGGCGTACATCGACCCGAACCAGCCCGCCACCGACGCCCCTCGCAGCTTCGCCTTGACGTAGCGCACGTCATGGGCGGTGATCTCGTCGGTGGGGATCACCGTGTTCCGGGCCGTGGCCTGGCCGGCGTAGCGGACGTTGTCGCCGGCCTGCAGAGGCGTGCGGGCGATGATGTCCTGGGAGTCACCGGCGTTCCAGCCGATCAGGTTCGCCTTGTCCGTCTCGACGTTGAGGAACGACGTGCCCATCAGCTTCGCCGTGGTCATCGCAGCGTTGCCGTACTCGGTCAGGACCACGTCGACCTGGCCATCCGAGAGCGCCACGGCGTCCACGTCGACCGACTCGTTCAGCGCCGAGGTCGCCGGCGCCATCTCGTCGTAGAGTGTGAACTTCACCGTGTCGCCCGGCATCGCCTGCTTGGTGGGCTTCACGTCGGCCACCTGATCGAAGAGCAGGAAGTCGCGCAGCTGGAAGTAGGCGAAGCGGTCGTACGCGTCCTGGACGGACTCAAGCGACGCCGTGGTGGTCATCACATCGGACATTGGGGTCCTCTCTGGTCGCCCTCAGGCGGCCTGTTCAGCCTTCGGCGTCCACGCGGTGGCCCTTGCTGACCAGGAACTGCGTCAGCTCTTCGGGGCTCTGCGCCGTGCGGATGCCGTCGCTGAGGGATGGGGGGGGAGCGGCGCCACCAGCGGTGGCGGCTGCTTCCTGCACGGCCTGAGCGGCCTGCTGGGTCGCCTCGGACACGTCCGGCTGGTTGGCAGCAGCGGGATCGGTGGCCACCTGCTGGGTGGCCTCCGTGCCCTCGCCGTCACCACCGACGCCGTACTCGGCCGCGAACGCCTTGATGGCCTCCGCATCCGGGTCGCCCTCGTACGCCTTGCGGACCAGCGCCCCGGGCCCCTTGGTGGGGATCCCGGCGGCGGTGAACGCCTGCTCGCGCTCGAGGCCCTGCGCCCTCTTCTCGGCGGAAGCCGCTCGTTCGTTGGCCTCCTTGACGAGCCGGCGAAGGTCGCCGGGGCTCAGCTCCTCGTCTGCGGTCTGCGTGTCCACCTGGGTGTCCGTGCCTGTCGTGTCGCTCATGTCGGTCTGTTCTCCCGGTTGGTCCGTGTCTCACCGGGTGCTGGGGTGCACCTGCGGTGGCGGGCCCGCGTGGGTCGGAGGGAAGGGGCGCCCTGTGCGGGCGTGAAGAGGGGGCCCCTCGTGGGGCTCGACCGAGGAGGCCGTGTCTCACCCGGAGCCGGTCGGCCCGCCGGGTGGCGGCTGAGCGCTGCTGGGTGCGGCCCGTGATCGTGGCGGCTACTTGCGCTGGTGGGGCCGGGGCCTCACCAGCGGGGGGCGTGGGCGTGACCCTCGCTCCCTACTCACCCCCGTCACTGCCGGGGGCGGCTCACCTCACGTGCGCACACCCTGAAGCTGCGGTGCTCAGAGGTGAGACTACGGCAAGTGTGGGGGGTACGGCAAGGACCGCAGAGATTCCACCTACTACGACGAGGTCCCCACCCCGCCCAGCCCCTCAGACCCACCAGCGAACCCGCCCCCACCGGAGAACTGAGCCAGCCGCCGGGCACGCTGACGCTCCACCACCGCCGTGGCCTCCTGGTCGCCCTCCAGCACCCCCAACTGCGTCTCCCGAGACACAGCCTGCTCCCCACCATCGAGCGGCCGGAACAACTCCGAGGACTCCCGCAACGCCCCGAAGCCCTCACGGGCCGCCGCCGAATCCAGCCCCGCGGCGTCCAACCGCTCCGCCTCCGACGCCGTGAGATCACCCCAACCCTGCATGCCCGCCTCACCGGCCAAACGCGACGCCCTCCACTTCCGCTGCAGCACCTGCCACCCCTGCTCCGGATCGGCAAAGACCGCCGCCAAGTCGCCGGGGGCGAACCCGTAGTTCCGCTCGAGCGCGTCCCGGTACTCCTGCGGCGACGACACGGCCGCCTCCACGTAGCCCTGCAGCCGCTCCTCCAGCTCCACCGGCGACACATCCGCCACGATCAGGTTCGCCAGGTCATCCGTCGTGTCCCAGAACGACTCTGGGAAGCCGTAGGAGCGCATCAACGTCACCGCCTGCCGCTCGTACGCCAAGACCTCCTCTGGTGACACAGGGGGCAGCCCAGCGGTCTCACGGTCGAAGATGGCACGGAACCTGGTCCGGTACAGGTCCTGATCGCGCAGCGACTGCAGGATCTGGGTCTCCGAGTCGCCGTCCACGATCCGCTGCCACGCCCACTCGGCGAGCCCGTCGAGCCCGTAGCGGCCCAGCAGCTCCTTGATCGTCGAGAAGGCATCGGACTGGGCGTCGGTCGGCGGGGCCGTGTCGTCGCCACCCGGCTCGTACGGCGACCCCGGCGGGCGGAACAGATCCTCGTTCCCGTCGCCCCACTGATCAGGGATCTCTCCCCAGTAGTCACCACGCCCGGGATCTTCGGCCATGCTCACGCCGCCACCCCACCCATCATCCGCGTCAGGTTCTCAGCGAACACCGACGCCTCCTGACCGGCACCCTTCGTCGCCTTCCACCGCTCCGAACCACGCACCAGCCGCTCCGTCTCCGACAACGTCATCGGCCGGATCTGCCCATCCTCACCCGCATGGGAGATCACCTGCTTCCACTCCGAGTCGCGCATCAGATCCACCTGGTCCGGCGTCGTCTCCAACTGCTCGGCGATCGTCGCTCGGTACGGCTCGAAGAACTGGAACGGCGTCACCCCCTGATCGATGTAGGTCGCCAGGTGCGCCCACCGCTGCTTGGCCTGGTCGGCGTAGAGCGCCTGCATGCCCTCGACGGTCTGCTGGCCGCCCATGATGCGCAGCGCCGTGTCGAACCGGCCACGGTCGGTGCCATCGAGCATGTACTGAGCCTGGAGCTCGCGCAGCTGCTGGATGGTGGCGCCGACGTCCCCACCGATCGCCTTGGTCTGCGCTCCCGACTGGGCGCCCGAGCCCTCCCCGTAGTCGCCCCACTTGATCGTGGAGAGCACGGCGTCGGTGACCTGGTTGTCGTCCCAGCCCTCGCGCAGGGCGGTGACGGCGATCCAGTGCTGGCCCTGCGCGGTGAGGCTGCGGCCCATCGACCCGGACAGGTCCGACAGGCGGGCCCGCATCTGCTTCACCTGGCTCATCGCCGACGCGGGGTCGAGGTTCGCGAAGGCGTCCCACTTCCGCTTGGAGTCCGACGTGGTCTTCCAGTAGTTGGTGGCGTACAGCTTCTGCTGGAAGGTGGCCGCGTCGTACTCGCCGGCCACCGCCTTGAGGAGCAGGGGGCCTACTTCCTTGTTGTCGAGGAGGTAGGCCGCGGAGGGGTACTCCTTGCGGACGCGGTCGATGAGGGAGAAGAGGTCTGCGTAGGAGCCGGCCATCAGCGCATCGCCTTCGCTGCGCCGCGACGATCGGCGATGGGGCGGGTGCGGGCGCCGCCTCCGAGGGGCATGTATCGGCGCACGAGACCTCCTGGGGTGCCGAGGTCGAGGCGGCGGTTGTTCCGGCCTTCGGTGACCTGGCCGGCGCCGGGGGTGGTGAGGCCGCCGAGGGAGGCGACGGCCTGGCGGGCTGTGTCGAGGTTCTGGCGGTAGATGCCCTTGGTGTACACGGTCCATGGGCCGAAGTTGGTGCCGCCTGCGCTGATCTCCCATGCGGCCCGGGCGTTGAAGAGGGGGTCTTCCAGGCGGCTGGGGTCTCGGGGCGCCCCACTCCCTGCTTCGCCCACCCGTGAGCGGATCTGCATGAGGCCGATGCTGTGCCCCCAGCCGCCCTTGGCGATGGAGGTGTCGCCGTGTGCGTTGGCTCGCAGCCCGGACTCGCCCATGGCGACGGCCACCGCGGTGACGAGCGCCTCGCCGCGGAAGCCGGCGGCGGCGAGGTAGGAGGCGGCCTGGGTGGGGGAGAGGGCGCCGCCGGAGCCCTGAGCTTGGCCGGGTCCGGTCGGGCCACCGGGCGCGGTCGCGCCGAGCCCGCCGCCCACCGCAGCGACACTCCCACCCCCGCCCCCCGTGCCGTCGGTCGCGGCCTCGGGGATCTGCGCCACCGAACCGAGGCCGAGCGAGTCCATGCTCCCCGCCACCCCGCGCTGCTCGGCGAAGGACGCCATGTCGACCCCGGACGGCAGGTCGTCGGCGAGCACCTCGGCAGGCTTGCCATCCTGGTAGGCGGCGTTCGCCTCCTCCGCGTCAGGGGTGAACATCGGACTGTTCAGGTGGTTGCCCTGCCCGAAGAGCATCTGCTCGATGTCCATCATCCGCTGTTCCACCGGATCGGTGTACGCCTGCTGGTCGACCCCTTGGCCCGGGTTCAACGACTCGACGTGCCACGGCTCGTGGTCCATCGGGAAGTGCAGCCCGAACTGGGCGGCCACCCGATGAGCGCAGTCCAGGTCACCGGAGAGATCCACCGCCCCCACGTCCGGACGACCGTGGTTGCTCTTGCCCGGAGGCGCGGCGAGATGCGGCTTCTCCGCGTACAGCCGAGCCTGCTCCTGCTCGGTCCGGAACCCCGAGGTGATCGACAGGCCAGGGCAGGCGCCCAACAGCGCGTTCATCTGAGCCTGGAAGCCCGGGTTGAACTCGGCGATCGACGATCCCATGAGGTGCTACCTCACCTTCCGCTCGGCTGCACAGGCGCACCCTGCTGGATGAGCGCGTAGAACTGGTCCATCCGATCCAACGTGTCACGGCCCATCACCCCAGACGGGTCACGGCGCCGCACCTCATCCTCCGCCCACGTCTGCGCATCCGGCGGATTCATGATCTCGTACCGCTCATCACCCACCGCCCCCTGCGACAGGTCGTACTCGCGCTCCTGAGCCCGACGCTCCACCGCCTGATACGCCGCCACCATCTGGTCGTACTCCCCATCAGAGAGCGCCTGACCCCGCATCGCCGACGCCACCTCACGGAACGTGTTCCGCAACGTCGCCGGATCCGACACCCGCACCGGCAGACCACCACCCGCCCCACCACCACCAGCACCGGGGATCACGTTCCCGTCCTCGTCCACCGTCGCCACCGCACCCTGCAACCGCTGCAACGCCCGCTGCCACTCCAACCCCGTCTGATTCGCATACGCGAGGAGGGCTTCGAAGGCGGCCGCCGTCGCATCGTCCCACGTCCCGATCCGGAACCCGCCCGAGAGCAGCCGCGCCGCAGCCAACGCCCGCTGCAGGTTCGCGATGTCACCCGGGTTCCGATTCGCACCCTGGAACTGATCGCCGTCGGTGTACCGCGGCGCCATCGACCCCCACCCGACGTTCCCCGCAGCGTTCGGCGACGCATACCCGTCCGGCACCCCGATCGGCGCCGGCCCCGACGCGCCACCCGTGATGATCGGCGGCGGCGGCGTATCGCTCATCCCAGCACCTCCTCGTCCAAGTCCTCATCCAGCTCGTGGTCCAACACCCGATCCCACACCTGCGAGAACGACGGGTACCGCGAGATCAGATCCTCGGCGTGACCACGCAGCCACGCCCGAGTCGGAGCGAACGCCTGCCTCGAGCGGAAGGCGTCACGGTCGCCCGTCGCACCCTCCGCCTGATCCTGCGCCGTCTGGCGGAACCGCAGGTACTCCTGCAGGGCCCGGCCCGCCTCGGTGGCCACCACGTCTGGATCAGACGCGGCCTCCTCCAACTCGCGGACCAGCTGCTGGTTCGTCGCCGAGGACGCCACACCGGGCACGCCCTCGGGGTCGTAGCCCGGGAAGCGGTCCATCAGCTGCTCGCGGTAGTCCTTCAGCCAGAGCCGCTGGTTCTCCGCCACCCCGGCCCTGCCCGCCTCCTGTGCGTCGGCGAGGGCCTGGTCCCTCGCGGTGCGGTACAGGTAGCCGCCCACCAGGTTGTTGCCCATCGCCACGAACTGCTCCGGGGTCAGCTGCTCCCGCTCGCCGGACGTGAACTGGGCGACGTAGGCCCGATAGTCGAACTCGCCCTCCGCCGGGGCGAAGAGCCCGTAGGTGAGCGGGAGGCGCTCGGTCACCCCGTCGTGGTCGGCCACCCACTGGATGCCCTCAGAGGTCACCGGGGCGCCCACCGTGGTGGACCGTGACGAGGCCTGCATCACCAGGAAGGCGTCGTCGCCGTACTCGCCCATGAAGTCGCCGATCGCCGTGTCCGGCGACTCCTCCCGCATCGCCTGGAAGTCCGCGTAGATCGCCGCAGCCGACGCCGCCTCAGCCTGATCCGCCCCGGCACCATCCGGGTCCACCAGCACCTGGAAGTCCGGGGAGGGGGCGGCGGGGGAGAACGACTGCGAGAGGCCACGCATGATGTACAGCGACGCCGCCTGACGCTTCGCGTCGTTCAGCATGTCGGTCACACCAGCAGGCGTCTGCTCGTACTCGCCCGTCGAGGACAGGTAGGTGACCACGTCCATCACCGTCGAGTTGTACGTGCGCTGCTGCTCAGGGTCGACCATCCACCCCGCCAGGAAGTCCGCAGCCTGGTTCCACGCAGCGTCACCCGGCATGTTCGTCGCCCCCGTCGCCACCCGCTGCAGCCAGCGGGGCACCACGAGCTCGCGCACGTCGGTGGTGCGCCCGTACGGGGACACCTGCTCGGCCAGCCAATCGAACTTCGGCTGATCGGGGATGAACCAGCCTGCCGGGATCTGCGCCACCGGCCCCAACCCCGGCAGCACCTCCGTCGCCATGCTCAGCCCCTGCGCACGGCCGGTGAGCGGCATCGGTGTCCCCGGCCCCGCGCCCACCCCCGTCAACATCTCCGTGAGCGCACCCGACAGCGGGTAGGTGAACACCTGCTCGCCCCACTGGTTCTCGTCGAAGAACCCGTCCTGCGCCGACTCCAGGCCGTGCTCCAGGTTGCGGACGTTCTGCGGCCGGCGGGTCAGCAGCGCCGACCAGGTGGTGATCATCTCCTTCCACGCCTCCCCGAACGGAAAGGCGAGCCGCATCATGTCGGCCACCTGCCCCCGCTTGTGCATCGAGTACAGGAGATCCTCCACCCCACCGAGGGCGTACGAGCGGGCCACCGCATCCGCCGTGTCGAAGTCGACGTCACCCACCCCGGCGCGCATCGTCCCCCGGACCTCGCGCACGAACCCCCGCCCCAGACCACCGTCGCCCTGGGCGTACGCCAGCCACTGGGCCTGGGAGTCGGCATCCATCCACGGCAGCAGCCGGGTCATCTCCCCCGCCCACAGCTGCTTGAACGCGGGGGAGCGGTTCAGGTAGTTGGAGGGCTTGGAGCCGAGCCACGAGAAGGCCGTGCGCACCGTCGCGTTGTAGGCGTCGGCCGCGGTGGTCGACGAGACGTGGCGGGGCGAAGACACCCGCACCAGATCCGGCATCGCCTCAGGGATGCCCCCCTCATCGATGCGGGCCTGCACCGCACGCACGAACGCCTCGTTCAGCCCCGACTCGCCCAGCAGATCCACGTCGCGGAAGGTGCCCGTGCGCACCGCGTCGAGCAGCTCGTCATCGCCGCCCGTGTAGAGCCTCAGCTGGTCCTCGACCACCTCCAGGTACCGGCGGGCGGCCACCTGGTTGTCGGCGAGGGCAGCCCAGTCGCCGCCAGCCTCCGCCAGACGAGCACGCACATCCGCGCCGGACTCGGTCAGCATCACCGGCAGGCCGTCGTCATCGAGCCGTCCGGCCCACGGGACCGCCTCACCATCGAAGAACCAACGCTGCGCCGAGTCCAGATCCCCCGAGCGCGCCGTGTTCCGGCCCACCACCGAAGCATGCAAGGTCGCGAGCCGATCCGCGATGCCACGGGCGAAGGACTCATCGCCCCGCCCCGCGATGGTCGCGTCGGCCAGGCGGTGACCCCCCGCGTTGATCTCATCGAGGAACGGGCCCATGTCGTCGTAGCGGGCGGCCACGAACTCGGGGACCTCGTCCCACGGAGTGCCCCCCGGCGCGGTGGTCGCACGACGGCCGGTCATCCACGCGATCGCCGAAGCCGGATGGCTGTAGAGACCATCCAGGCCCGACGCTGCCATGCGCAGCTGCTCGTCCATCACCGCCACACGGGCCGTCCACGCCGGCCGCAGCAGCGCAACCGGCTTGAACACGAACGAGGTGAACCCGAACAGGCCGTCCCACAGCATCCGGTAGTTCGTCGGGTCGTTCCCGAAGAACCGGCGACCACCGGACTCGGCCAACGCCGCGGCCTGACGGCCCTCACCCAACAGCCCCTGCCGCGACGCCCCGCCCTGCTCGAGCAGCAGCCGCGACACGTTCACCTTCCGCCCACCCCACGGCACCGTCACCGTCGCCCCCGAGGTGGCACGGCGTAGCGTCCGGAAGTCCGGCAGCGGCACCGGATGGTCGATCATCTCCGAGTCCAGCAGCGGAGAGGCCGTGCGGCCCGCAGCATCAGCGTCCGGGTCCAGCAGCATCGCCGGAGACCACGCGTTGCGGCCCAGCCGATCCTGCGCGTACCCCGACGCCACCCGCCCCTGCTCGTCCCACATGCGCGTCACCATCCGCGCATCAGACGGCGCCAGCCCCCACTCCGACACCAGGTCGTCCTCGATCCGGCCGAACAGGTCACGGAACGCCGTCAGACGGCCCTCGCGGCCACTGGACTCCACCAGGGCCTCCACACCCTCACGGATCACCTCGTCGTCGACCTTGGCGTTGCGGGCCGTCCGCTCGAACGTCGACACCGCATCCTCGATGTCGTCGAGGTCCACCGACTCGCCCGGCGTGTCGTAGGACCACCGCGACCGTGCGATCGGCTTGATGCGCAGCGACGACCCGATCGTCACCCCCAGCTCCTCATCCAGCACCGCCCGCACCTCATCGGGTGTCACTGCGTCCCGCAGCCGGCGAGCCGTCATCGGGTCCATCTGGCGGCCCGTCGCCGCCCAGACGTCGTAGGTCGAGTCCATGTCGGCCAGTGCGGTGACGCGCGCCGAGCCCTCCGGGCCGTTCAGCCACGCGGTGACCTGGCCGGCGTCCACGAACCGTCGCGTCCCGTCGATGCCACCCGCAGCACGCCGACGGCGGATCGGCGCGGTGGCGTCACCCACCGCGTCCGCGGCACGCCGCGCGGCCGAGCGGCCCGCAGCCGACGACGCCGCCCCCTCCACAGCGCCCTCGGCCAGGTCGTCGGCCAGCGGCACCACATCATCCGCGAGACGGGCAGCGTCATCAGCCACCCCCGCCGCCCGGCCCACATCACCCACATCATCAGCGAGACCCACCGCCCGCACACCACGAGACCCCGACCCCGCACCCGAGATCAGGTTCACCGGGTCGGCCACCACCGCCACGGTCATGTCCACCAGCCCCGACAGCGTCCGGTACGGGCCCGTCCCCGGCTCGAACACCTGCGACGCCGCCTGACGGCCCGGCGTGATCACCTGCCCGCCCACGTTCCCGTACCGCAACATCACCTCACGGCGACGCTGCTCGGTCGCCGAATCCGGATCGGCGAAGTAGCCCGTGCCCAGATCCACCGGCCGACCCTCAGCGAAGTCGGCGCCCACCTGGCCCACCGTCGTCTGCTGCCACGTCGACATCGACGTCGGAATCCGCGACCCCGAGAAGAGCCCCACATCGTTGCGGAACGCCGTCCGGTATCCCGCCTGCACCGACTGGTAGGGGGCGTCGAGCAGCACCGTCGCCGTGCGCACCGCCGGCATCGTCCCGTACTGCTCCACCGCCTGCTCAGCTCGCGCCGTCTCCTCCCGGCTGATCCCGTGCCACTCGTTGATCTCCCGAGTCGCGTTCGCCTGGATGTCACCCGCTGACTGCTGACCTTCGATGCCACCAGCGATCACCTGTGACATCCACGACGGCTTCGCCACCTTGCCCGCCGCGGGCAACATCAGCCCCGCCTTGCCCGGGATCGGCCCACCCGCCAACTGCTCGGCCGTCACCTCCTCACCCACCTGGTAGGCGCCCATGCTCCGGTACCGGTTCGCGTAGATCGACCCCTGCGCAGCGAACCGTGCCACCGGCTCATCCGGCTCCACACCGCCCTGCGCCAGCGACAGGTGCACCCCCGGCTCCAACCACGGATAGGCGGTCGACAGGCGGTCCACCCGCCCCGCCACCTCCGGCATCCGCCGAGCGTTCATCTCCGACACGCGCCGAAGCCGCTGCGTGCGCGACATCTCCTCGATCAACGGCCGATCGTCGCCGACGAAGAAGGGGGAGACCACCATCAGGCGTCCATGACCTTCCACAGGCGGACCCACGGATCGTGGGACGGCATGACCCGGTGCCATGCCTGACGGCGCCAGCCACGGAAGTAGAGGCGCCAATGCCGACGAAACCCGCGGCGCATCTGACGCCGCTCCTGCCGATGACACTCCCGCTCCGAGCGAATGAGATCGATCATGGTCAGCGCGACAACCGCTCGATCAGACGGGCCAGACCGGGCGTCGGGTGCGCCCGGTACAACGCCAGGAGCTGCTCCACCTCCACCGCGTCGGACTGTGCCGAGGCGCCCAGCATCTCGGGGCCAGCGCCCGCACCGATCGGCAGGCCGGCGGTCACCGGCTGGCCCGGCTGCTGACTGCCGGCAGTGAGCGGGGGAGGGGCTTCCTGGCCGGCCCGCATCATCATGGAGGTGCCGCCACCGGGGCCTGGCGGGGGAGTCGCGGTGGGGAGGGGGACCGCAGCCTGACGGGCCTCACCCTGGCGGACGTCGCCGTACTCGCGGCCACCGGAGGTCACCCGGGGCGCCTGCGCGGAGCCCTGCATGTCGGTCCGGTTCGGGTACGCCTTGCCCTGCTGGCCGGCGCGCTTCCCACCGCGACCCCGCCGCGCCACCTACCTCACCCCGCCCATCTGCTGGGGGCGAACGAGCCCAGCCAGCAGCTCCTGGAGATTGCCCGACGACGGCGAGGCCGTCGTGGGGTCCGGGATCGCCAGCCCTGCCTCCGCGCCCTGGCCGGGCGGGGAGAGCCCCGGCATCGTCTCCGGCGCACCCTCCGGCACCTGCGCCGCCTGACGCTCCTGAGCCTCCCGCTGCACCGCCTCCGTCGCCTCGTAGAGGGTCATCCCCTCCTCGTCGACCTTGCGAGCGAACGACGCGAAGTCCGCCGGCTGCCAAGGCCCTTCAGGGGAGGCGGCCATCGTCGTCAACGACGCCAGGAACGCCGCCTCGAGCTGCTCGGTGATCATGTCGTCGTGCTCGTCCTCCACGTCGGTGATCAGCGGCGAGAACTTCATCAGCGTCTTCTTCGACATCGCCCCCATGCCCACCAGCTGGCCACCCACCACCACCGTGTCCGCCGCATCCATCCCCGGCACGTCATGACTGACGATGAAGGTCGGCTCCGTCGCCCACATCTCACCGGGGCTGTACTCCACCCGGCCCCGGGCGCCCTTCCACTGCACCCACCACGACCGCTTCACCGCCCGGAACCACGCCTTGTCGACCTTCGCGGCGATCCCCAGCTCCTCACCCAGGCTGTACGCCATCAGCTCCTGAGCCTCAGCCACCGGGTAGTCCACCGTCGACGACAGGATCTGCGCGCCGCGGCGACCCGTGCGCACGTTCGTCGACGCCTGACCACCGAACTCGGAGGGGATGCCGCCCGTCTGACGCTCCGCGTACTCCATCCGGTCCAACGTCGTGTTCTGCATGAACTGCGGATCCACCGGCCGCGGCCGGATCGCACCACCGGTCACCACCCCGATCTCACCCGACATCGGATCCGGGGTCTGCACCACCTCTGGCGTCTCGTTCTGCCGGGCCTCCAACCACTCCTCCTGGAACACCCCCCGGCGCACCGCCTCGATCGACAACGCCTGCAGCTCGGCCCGACCCTCGTACATGCCGATCATCTGCTCGAAGATCGAATGGCCACCCGACGTCATCGTGACGATGTCCGGCACCACCACCTGGCACACGCCGGCCGGGTTCGCGTAGTCGCGCAGCACCACCGCATGGCACTCACCGTTCGAGCCCGCCGCGGCATCCTGCGGACGGTCCGCCCGGGTGCCCAGCACCAGCAGGCACTGTTCGGCCGACTCGTACCGGTAGATGCGGAACCGAGCCGTCAGATCCGGGGCCTGGCCGTCCCACCGGTAGCCCTTGTAGATCGCCGCGGCCTGCTCCGGATAGTGGGCCCGCAGCCAACCGAACGTCTGCGTCTGCGTCACGATCACATCCCGCGGGCACATCTCCCGACGGGACCCACGATCAGGCAGCACCAGCAGCGGATCCAACGCCTCGAACGTGGGCCGCTCCGCGTCGAAGTCCGGGCGCACCAGCACCGGCGACCGGCCGTAGCCCACCAGATGGCGGGCCCGCTCCCGCTTGATCAGCCGGTACTTGCTGGCCTCGAGCAGACCCAGGCCCGCACGACGCTGGGCCTCCGCCCGCTCCTCCGCACGCTTGCCCGTCGAGCGCGCCGGCACCATCACCGTCTCCGGCGGATCAGCCACCCGCATCCCGACGTGGTCCACCCCGACGCGGATCAGGTTGGCCACCGCCGCCTTCGTCAACCCCTCCGGCACCGGCACCACCATCGCCCCGTCGTACGCCGTGGCGATGTTGCGGGCCGCGGCCATGAACGGCCCCTCCGCCTCCTGGCGCAACCGGAACTCGTTGATCAGCTGCTCAGCGTTCACGGTCGGATGCTCCTCATGCCGCAGCCCCTGTCGTAGCCCTCGACTGCACGTAGCCGCCCCGCAGCCAGCCCGGGCGGCGCATCTTCGGCATCTTCGCCGTGTCCACCGTCAGCAACGTCGGCAGACGGTGCGCCGCCATCCACAACATCATCACGCAGTCATCAGTCCGACCATCGGGCCACAACGTGGCCTCATCCACCAGCTTCAACGACGCCAGCCGGGCCCCTTGGGCACCTGGCAGGCGGAGCTTCCCGTTCCGGAACATCGGCCGCAGCAGCGCCCACACCCCGAACTCGGTGTCGGCCTTGTTCCGATGCGTCTCGTGGCCGATGATCCGCACCCCCCACTTCGCCTGCCACCTGCGCACGTACTCGTGCTGCAGCAGGTACCGCTGCGCAGCGTTCTGCTCCACCACCCACGCCGTGATCGGCAGCTTCAGGTCCACCGACCGGGCCTGCCACTCCTCCATCACCCCAGAGAACGACCGCGTCCCATCGGTCCACTCCAAGAACTCCGGCGCATCCATCCGCCGGCGCAGCAGATCCAACATCCACCACTGACCCGTCGACGGCTGCACCACGAACCACCCCACCGCCCAGTACTGCGTCGGCGAAGGGTCCGCCGCACAGATCGACACCAGCGGCCCCTCCAAGCCCTCCGGCAGCTGGCTGATCCCACGCTCCGGATCCCAGCAGCCCGGGTGGTACTCACGGGTCTGCGGATCCTGACCACCATCGATCCACATGCGAGGCGCGAGGACACCCGACGGATCCGAGTCCTCCTGCTGGAACAGCACCCGGTAGCGATCCCGGTTCATCATCGCCACCTTCAGCTCCCGCCACGGCACCCTCACCGGGTCCAGCAGGCAGCCCTCCGGGTACGGCTTCGCCACCCCCGGCCGATGATCCTCCGAGCACCGGTCCTCGTAGTGCGCCTTGAACACGATGTGGTGGTACTTCCGCCGGCCGAAGGCCTCAGAGGTGGGGAGGTCCGGATCTTCCTCGGCGTCGTAGAGCTCATCGCCCCCCGCCTTGTCCCGGCAGTACGCGTACAGGTCCGTGGCCGCCAACCGCTGGCCCACCAGCATCAACAACCCACTCGGCTCCAACCGGGTCTCTGCCTCGTCATCCCACCACTCCTGCTGCGCCACCTGCTGCTCAGGAGACCGCACCACCTTCTTCGTCACCAGGTCGTCCCACACGATCACCGCCAACCGCATGCCCAGCTGACCCGAATCCATCCCGAACGCCGTCCACGTCGACTCCTTCTCGTCGATCGGCGTCTCCCCGAACTGCTCCACGATGAACTGATCCCGCCGCCAGATGTCCGACGCCTCCGGCTTGAACCGGCCGAAATCACCCAGCAACGTCGCCTCAGCATCCACCGCCAACCCACGCGCCCGGTCGTCGTCCTTCGCCTGCACCGGCACCTTCCGCTCGAGCGTCCGACGCAACCGGCCCGTGTACGTCGCCGCCATCGACGACACGTGATGACCCAACAGCCCACGCACCGCCCGATCACGCACCGTCAACCACGCCGGCAAGTCATGCGTGAACCCCGTCGTCTTCCCCGACCCCGGCGGGCAGTTCAAGACCACGTACTCCTTGTCCGGCGTCGCCTGCAGCCGCACCACCTCGTTCGCCGCCTCCGTCTGCCACGGCGTCGCCACATGCGCGCAGTACCTCGGCCGGAACAAGGCAAAGTCCTCGAGGGACGCCAACGCCAGCTCCGAGAGATCCTCACGCCGACGAGGACCCCCCGCAGCATCAGCCTCCTCCGCCTCCCGAGCAGCCACCCACCCATGCGACGACTCGTTCTGCAGCCGGTAGTCGTGAGCCTTCGCCCACGAGTACGACACCCCCGCCTGCCGACACGCCTCCGCCCGCGTGTACCCCTCAGCGATCAGCGCCTGATACCGCCGGCGCCGCATCGGATCCACCTTCGGAGGCACGGGCGAACGATACACCGCAAGTGCCGAAGAACAGGAGGACCCCAAGGGGAGGGGCTAGAGGGCAAGAGGGGGCACGGAAGAGGGCCAAGGAGCCTCCGAGAACCCAGAGAAGCCCAACACGACCACCAACGAACCCAACCTACGGCCAACCAGGACGAGGGGAGAACATCACATAAGAGCGGGCCCTGCCTCGGCATATGCCCCGGTCATAGTCTGGTGCTGGGGGCACCAGCTGGGCCGAAAGGGCGTCCTGCTTGACAGAACCACCATTATGGGCGGATCTTTCGACCCCTCCTGCTGCACCCCCGCCCCCCTCGTAGCATGTTCTATTGACCGCCGGCCCGCTTCTACGCGCTTGGCATGACGTTTCGGTGCCTTCTGGTCGACTCTTCGTCAACAACAGGCGCGAGGGGGGCGGATCCGGCCTATCGCCAAGTGGTGGCTTGTTCTGCCTGTCGTGTCCTTGAGCTGGGCCGGCGTCGGGGGTCGGTGGGAGGGGGCTCTTTGGGGCTCGTTGGGTGGGCACGTCCCCTGGTCCCCTCTAAAGAGGGGAGGGGACCGGGGACCACGTGCGGCGGGGTGGTCCCCGGTGGTCCCCGTGGTGGTCCCCGCCTGCAATGGCGGGGTTTTCTGGTGGTGGTCCCGGTGGTGGTCCCGGTGGGGACCGGGCCGAGTGGTCCCGGTGGTGGTCCCTGGTCCCTGTATGGTGGGGACCATGACGGACTTCCTGGCCTTGGACCTCGATGACGACGCCGATCTCGACGCCGCGGTGGCACTGGAGCGAGAGGGGGTGCGGCGGTGGCTGGCTGGCCAACAGCTGCGGGTGATCCGTGCGCGGCAGAAGCACGAGGAGGCGATGGCGACCGCTGCAGGAGCGATCGAGGAGATGGAGGGTGCCGGCGTGGGCGTGACTCGCCGAGGGGTCTCGGAGTGGCTGCGGCGCCGGGATGGAGTGTCGGTGCGCAACGAGGCGATCAACGACGCCCTGGTCGCTTCTCGAGGTCGTCTGCGACGCACCTAGGATTTCCCGCGTCTGTGGTGAGAGGGCAACAGGGGGTTGACACGAGAACCCTGCACTTGTAGTGTTCTCCTCATCAACACGGAACGAGCCCCTGGGGAGCTGGAACTCACCCAGGGGCTCTCGAGG